CGCTTTTTTTATTCAGTCGGACAGTCATTCAGTCCCCGGTCCTCAGTCAGAAGACGGGCGACCGACGACTTAGGACTGTGGACTTAGGACTGTAGACTGAATGACTTAGGACCGAGGACTGACCCATGCCAACCCTAGCCCGCCGGGCGCGGGCCGCCTGGCACGTTTTCAAACACGGATTGCCGACACGCGAGCGCAAGGCCGCGCCGTCCTACCTGTTCCCGCTTCGTGGGGGGATGGGTGACCCGCAGTGGCACGTCACCGACTTCGCAGCCTGGGCCGAGGAGGGCTTCTCTGAGAACTCGCTGATTTACTCGGCCATCATGTACAAGGTGCGCTCCAAGATGTCAGCCCCCTTGCGTGCTTACGGCGGAGATCCCCGCGCACCGGAGGCGCTGCCGCCCGACCATCCCTTGTCGCGCCTGGTGGCCCGGCCCAACCCGCATCAAAGCGGCGTAGAGTTCCAAGCCCTGGCCGAGACTTATTTCAACCTGGGCAATTTCTATGGGCTATTGGTCCGCCCCCGGGCTGGGGGCTTGCCAGAGCGTTTGTACTGCCTGCGGCCCGACCGGGTATACATCGTGCCCGACGCCAACCCCGACCGGCCATGGGAGCGGGCCGTCAAAGGTTATCTGTACGTGCCCGACGGGGAGAGCATCTATCAGGGCGTGCCCATTCTGCCCGAAGACATGATGCACGTCAAGCTGCCCAACCCGGCCGACCCGCTGGAAGGGCTGGGCGAGGGCCGGCCTCCGGTGTGCATCGGGCGCAGCGCCGACGTGGATAACGAAGTCACCCGCTTCTTAAAACTCTTTTTCGAGAACGGGACCATGTTGCAAGGTATCCTCAAGTTCGACATCCCCCTGGACGACGCCAGCGTGGCCATGATCAAGGACCGCTGGCACGACATGTACGGCGGTTCCGACAACTGGACCGAGATCGGCGTGCTGGACAGCGGCGGCAATTACCAGCGCATCGGGACCACCTTTGACGAGATGGGCTTTGAGGCCATCGACGAGCGCAACGAGAGTCGCATCCTGGGGCCGCTGGGCGTGCCGCCTATCCTGATCGGCACGCGCACCGGGCTGGCCCGCTCGACTTATTCCAACTACGAACAGGCGCGCCGCGCCTATTGGGAAGATACGGCCATCCCCGAACAAACCCTGTTCGAGGTCGAATATCAATACTACCTGCAAACCGACGACGGCGGCTTTGTGGCCTTCGACCGCTCGCGGGTGCCGGCCTTGCAGCAGGACGTGCCCACGCTGGCCGACGCGGCCTGGAAGATGTGGCAGATGGGCGTGCCGGCACAACAGGCATTTCACGCGGTGGGTATCCAGATCGGCGACGTGCCGGGCGGTGACGTGGCCTGGCTGCCCATGAACCTGATACCCGCTGGCAGCCTGCCGTCCGAGGAGGAGCAAAGCGCCGAGGGGTCCGCCGAGGCCGAGGACGATACACGGAAGTCATACCCCTGGGAGGGCAACGGGCATCTTAAACAACACCACCCGCTGGACTCGCCATTAGTCTGCCCACTGTGCGGGGCGGCTGGCGTGGACCAGTACCCCGACCACGGCAACCTGTGTGTGTGCCGGGCCTGTGGGCGTACCTTCGACCCGGAGATATTGCATGCCTAGACAGACGGCCCGGCAGCGAGAACTGGCAGAGCTGGACGAAGAAGAGGCACGAGAGATTGCCCGCGAGGACCGGGCTGCCCGGCAACGCCTGTCGGCGGCCCTGCGCAACGCGGCTGGTATAGAACGGCTGCGGGCCATCAGCGACGAGGAGTGGGAGGCGGCTTTGCTGGAGGACGGCGAGCCGGTAGAGAATGCCGCGTGACTGGCAGACCGTCGTAGATAATATGTCGCCGCCGGTCATGAAGCTGGTCCACCTGGCCATGCGGCTGGACAGCTTCGAGGTGGACCGCATCAAGGGCGAGTTGTTGAGAGAAGGCCGGCAGGCATACGAGGCCGAGCTGACCCGCCAGGCAAAGCGGGTGGGCTGCCCCGGCAGGGTAGGCCGGCTGACCAGCGGGCCGGCGCTTAGTGAATTGAACCGGATATTTACCGAGCACGCGATGGGCATTGTCAATACCTACAACTACGATTTAGCAGGGGCCATTATCCAAATCAGGTCCGAAGTACCGACCGCCAACCGTTACGTTTACGCCCGGCGCTTGCAAGACTGGGAGACCAAGCGGGCCGCCTGGAAAGACGGCCAGATCCAGCAGTACACCGCCGGCGTGGCGCGGGCGATGGCCCAACAGGATTTTTACCGGCTGAACAACATCGAGGGCGTGGCCGTGCTCAGGCCGGAGGCCGCCGTCTGCCCGGTGTGCCAGGGCTGGGTGGGGCGGGGAGAGGTGAGCGTCAGGGAGGCGACCAACAACCCGCCACCCTATCACCCGAACTGCCCACACCGCTGGACGACCATACCCGACCGGGTGCCGGCCAACGAGTGCCGGCTGTTATGGATGGGAGAATAACCGATGACTGACGATGACTATATCAAAGACATCCGGGCCTTGCTGGCCGACATCAAGCCTCTGGTTGAAGATGACTACCCGCCCGGCAGCGAGGCCGACCGGGCCGCCGCCTCGGCCCGGCTGCGACTGAGCGCCGTGCGCGGCGAGCTGGAGCGGGTGGCCAGCAACCTGCACGCCTGGCAGCCGCGAGGCGCGCCGGGACCGGGTGAGACGAAGTGATTAAGTAAGATGCAAGAGGATTTTGTCAACACAGTCAGAGACCGATGCTCTGATTTCGTCACCAGTGAAACGGAGGATAGTCCAGCCTTTATCATGGAGACTCTGATCCTTACGGGCATCCTTCTCTTGGACATTATCAAGGTTATGCCAGTATATGCCATCAGCTTCTACAGCAAGGCTATGTTCTGGAAAGGCAAAGTCAATAACCCAATTCAGTATCGGATATTGAAATTCATAGTGAATACATCTGCTATCAAGTTCGTCTATCAACAATCGTTCAATGCCTGTTGGGCTCTCTGTGAACTTTGTCATGCAAGTATATTTCTGTCGGCAAGATCGAGAGCAGAATTGACCATCATTACCACGAGTGAGTTGGCAATTCAATCGCCAGAATGGCCTACCACAAAGCTTGCAGGTCAACTTTGTCTTTGGTTTACGACGGCATTCCATAGAGCAATGCTTGCCATAACCCTTTTTGAATTCACTCTGTTTTATGAAGTATGTCTTCCCACATGTTTGGCATATACACTCAACGCCCACCCATCCAGGGTGTTTATTTGTTCCCGTTGTGGCTTTTCGGTAGGCATTGTAACACGCTTGAGAACAATACTTACCTCGACCACGGTTATAATCGCTGATTTTTATAACGAATGTGTTTCCACAGTGTTGACAAGTACATTTAGTTGTCTGTGGCATGACAAAATCCCTCCCGTCAGAGATATATCCCGCAGTATCAATATTTTGGGGCAGGCCCGATACGGGAGCGGGCTTTTCGGAGCGGTTAGCTAGACCGTTCCTATCCCGACTTTATTATACCACAAATGTTCTAAGTGGTAAAGGTAGGTGATATATGGAAAAGAAGATTGTACCCTTGACCCTTTTGTCGAATGGCGATGAGGACCAAGGAGTCGTTGAAACAATATTTGCTGTATTCGGCAATATAGATGAAGGCGATGACGTGATGCATCCTGGTTCATTCATTAAGACATTCAAGGAACGGGGTAACAAGGTAAAGGTACTTGACCAGCACAAAACAGACTCGATTATGCGTGCATTGGGTCGCCCTCTTGAATTACGCGAACTAAATCGAAGTGAATTGCCACCAAGCCTATTAGAGCAATATCCAGAGGCAACCGGTGGGGCATACGCTAAGATACAGTTTCTTCTTAATACCCCTGAAGGCAAAGGGGCATTTGAACGCATTAAGGCGGGCGTAGTGGACTCTTGGTCTTTTGGTTATGACACTATGCAAAAGGATTATACCCAAATAGATGGACGGCGTGTCAGGAATCTGAGACAGGTCAAATTATATGAGCTTGGCCCAGTATTGTTCCCAATGAATCCTGCTGTTGCAACACTATCCGCCAAGGCGGCCAGCCAGGCCAAACCCTGGGCCGTGTTTCCGGTCGAGGACCGCTGGTGTGTCTACGCGCTGGACGAGGCTGGCGAGCGCACCGGTTCGGCGCTGGGTTGCCACGACACCGAAGACGAGGCCGAGCAGCACGTCGAGGCGCTGTATGTGAATGCGGAGGACGAAGACATGGGTAAGTCAGCCAAGGGGGCCGTGCCTTACCAGGATATCCCCCTCGCGGCCCGCAACCGGGCCTGGGACGGCACGGCGGCCACCCGCCGGGTGCGCGACTGGGCCGGTTACGATCCGGGCGACGCCGAGGCGATGGACTGGAACCGCTACCGGCGCGCCTTCCTGTGGTACGACGCCGACAACGCCGACACGCTGCAAGCGTACAAGCTGCCTTATGCCGACATCGTAGACGGCGAGCTGCGGGCCGTACCGCGTGCCCTGTTCGCCGTGGCCGGCGTGTTGATGGGCGGGCGGGGCGGCGTGGACGTGCCGGAGGCCGACCAGGAGCGGGTCAAGGCCACGGTGAGCCGCTGGTATGCCCGGATGCGTGAGGAGTTTGACGACGACGGTATTGTGCCCTCCTGGGAGAAAACCGCGCCGGTCGATATGACTACCAGAGAAGATAAAGCCGTCAACCTATCCGGCTACTGCAACGAGCTGGCCGGCGCGTTCTACCGGGCCCACCCCGACGTGCTGGAAGGCAACGACCGCCGGGTGCTGTTCGTCGAGGAGATATGGGACGCCTTTTTGGTAGTGCGCGAGGAGCACGCCGGCGGGACCGGGTTATACCGGGTCGATTATCACGTGGAAGACGGTCAACCGCTGTTCGTTGACCGCGAGGAGTGGACTATGGGACAGAGAGTATTCACGCCGCTGCCAGAGACGATGCAGACCACGGCCAAAGACGCCGACGACGAAAAGGCGGGCCGGGTCATCTCCCAGCGCAACGCCGACCGGCTGGCGCGGGTGATGACTGAACTGACCGACATCTTGACCGAGGCTGGTTATCTGGAAGCCCAGCAAGAGGAAGCGGCAACAGAAGAAGAGACTAATGATAAGGCTGACGCGCAGAGTGTAGAGCGCGCCGGGGCCGGGCCGTCGCCGACACCCACCCCACGCCAGGCCGGTGCTGAGCCTGTCGAAGCACCACCTACTACCGACCTGCTGAAGCAAATAGATGTGGAGCTGGCAGAGATTGGATTTGTCAGCATCAACTAACAACCTAGCAGGAGGTAACAACGATGGATTGGAAAGAGCAGCTTGCGCAGGCAGAGAAGTTGTTTGCGCAGGCCAAAGCGATTCTCTCCGACCAGGTTCCCGACGGCGACGAAACCCGCGAGGCGACCGCCGAGGAAAAGGAACACGTGCCGGAGATGATGGAGAACGCCAAGGGCCTCAAGGCCAAGGCGTTGCAACTCCAAGAAGTGGAGCGCGAGGGCAAGGAACTGGCCGCGCAGCGCAAGAGCGCCGAGGCCGAAGCCCTCAAAGCCGCCGAGCGGCAAAACAAAGAGAGCAAGGAACCACAACCCGAGGCGGGCGGCTTCGCCAGGTGGAACGACTTTCTGTATGCCGTCTGGTCGTCTCGCGTGTCCGGGCGCAAAGATGAACGCCTGTCCTACTTCAAGGACGAGGCGCCCATCGGCATCCAGACCAAGGACATGACCGAAGGTGTGGGCGCGGCCGGCGGGTTCCTGGTGCCGGTCGAGTTCCAGGCCCAGCTACAGGGCGTCATGGACGAAGAGACGTCCATCCGGGCGCGCTGCAC